GCTAACTGAAGAAGCGTCTAAACCAATCCGATTGTATACTGAAGTTACTATCGAACGCTCATTTCCGCGTGTTAGTCTCGGTCTATCCGGACGATAAGTATAGCTAGTTCCAACATTTTTGTAATAATCGGTGGGGTCTTTGTTAAAAAAAGCATTCCATGCATGTTTTAATCTGGAAGTAAACGAATTCTCCATTTTGAATTACCACCCCCCTTTTTTGTTTAGACCTTATCAACTACGGTTTTTCTGTATGCCACTTTCCCTGACTCATAAATCCCATTCTTAAGTTGGTTCATGTTATAACCTTGGTCAGCAAGAGCCATGAAAACTCCAACTTCTCCTCGTTTGGCTACAAATCGCACAACTTTACCAGATGGTGATGTTAAGTCGGAAACTTGTTCGTTCATTAGAGAAGCCATTTTTTTGTTATAAGAATTAATGGTGGCTGCACTTAGTTTACCGGATTTATTAACAGCATTTGGGTCTTTCATTAACTCGTTGGCATATTTCATTAATTCTTTCGAAGATTTCTTACGGGCCTTCTCCGTAATTTTCGCGGCATTTTTCTTAATCCATTTGTTATCTTTTTTAGTCAGGTGACCAAGTTGAGCCGGGGTTCTACGAATGCCCCATTTCATTCCTAGAACGCCGTAATGAGTCAATTCGTTATCCATAATATACCAACCACCTCCTTTACTCAAAAGCATCTTTATTAGCTTTATAAGCGATATAGGCGTCCATCATAGCAGCCACAGCGTCGATCTTCTGCTCATATCGTCTTTTAAGTAATTTCCTATTACCGTTCGTATCTTCAAGAGTTATACAGTTACCCATAGCAAAAGACATAAGTTCCTCATCAAATAAAAGCATCCGCTCCTCAGAAAATTTCTTTAACTCTCCTAGAGGAACAGACTCCGTTCTTGCACCCTGTATAACTTTTACGATTCCAAATGGACCGTTTTCAGATTCCCAACGCTCTACAAATTCCTTTGCGTTATATGGGTCGTAACCAAAACATCTAACGTCATATCCACATTCTGTAATATGGTTATCAAGATCGTCATAAACCTCCATCATATCCAGAACAGTTCCCTCGAGAACTATTAAACTTCCTTCATTCATAAATTGTTCATACTTGATTCTCATTGCCGCTGGAAGTTTCATCAAGGTTAATGAGGTTATATAGTTTCTAGTTTTGACACCGAAGCACCCATTAGATAAAGGAAACAGAAATGTAAATGCACAAAAATCATCTCCTTGAGAAAGGTCTGCTCCAAGAGCGCAAGGCATTTGCCAATAATCTCTCTTTCTATGAGGTAGCGTTTCCTCATAAGTAAAGTAGTAAGTATATCCCTCCATAGGAAGACCAAAACGCTTTGCTAAAATATCATTCCTTGCGGCCGGAGCTTTTTCTGCTCGTTCAACATCCAGCTGATATGTTTCATAGCTAACGGTCTTTCCTAAATTCGGATTAGCCTTTAGCCACATTTCGGGATCAGAGACTTCATCGATCGAATCGAGTTTATACCACCAAATAGAAACATGTGGATTGATGTAGTCTCCTTTGAGAATGTCCATCAACTCCATTTTGATTGTGTCTCCGCTACCATTACGAACCGTACCCTCTGAACTAGTCGCAATGATTAGATAATCATCAACTTTAGAAGCACCCTGCTCGATTGCACCGACAACGTCTTCTCGTATATCTCCCGAAAGCCATTCGTCTACTGTTGCAATTTTACATCTAAGTCCTTGGAGTTTGTTAATAGACATTGGACGAACCTCAATCAACGAACCAGTTAAAAAATTTTCAATTCCTTTCTTTGTAGAAGTCAATTTTACACGATTGGCTTTTGAACCGGTTGTGTTTTGTAAAGAACCTTCAGTCAGAAATTTAAAAAGCGGTCCTCTAGACCGCGTAATAGCTGTTCGTATAGGAGACATTACCTCTTCGGCAAGTTTCATAGTTGGAGCTGTCGTAATCTGATGAGTAGTGGTTGTATCGACATTGAGAAAATATGATTGCATACAAGAATCGTATAAAGATTTAGCCGCGCCTCTTCCAACGATAAGATATTGTTTATTAATTAATCTTTTCTTTATCGTCTTTTTAACGTAACGACCTCCGTGTCCATCCGGATTCGGTTCATATACACTTCTCTCTACAAAATAATACCATCCAAATACTTGTTCACCCCATAGTTTAAAACTGTCAAGCAATTTAAGATCAGAACCATCTGTTAATGTCAATTCATTTTCGCAATATCGAATCCAACCTTCAACTGCCTGATCATCATAATATATGCCAGGATTCGCTATGAGATCATCTATACGGTTCATCTCCATTGAAACTTCTTTACATACTGGAATTTCTCCTCGAATTACGGCATCTCTAAACATGCCGTAATATTTTGGGACGGCGGTGTTTGATAATGCCATATTTAATTCTCCTATCCCTTAAGTTCTTTAATGGCTAACGCTATAGCCAACGCAGAACCCGTTAAAGTAAGTGTAGTCCCAGCAACATCTAATGTTTTTTTAGCAAAATCTCGCCCCTTTGAAATACTCGGTGCAATTTCGGGTGCAAACAAATTATTATACTGTTTCTCTAAAAGCTCACGATTGATGCGGTCACGCAGTTCTTTATCCGTCATTTTAGATAGGTCCATTTTTTGTTTAGTGGATCTCGGACGAGTTTCTTTTTGTATATTTTGCATTTGTTTAACTAGTTCAGAACTTGTATCGGTTATTCTTTTTTTGCGTTCTATGTCTTCTTTGACCCACCGGTTCGGATCAGGTTTACTAGTATCTATCCTGGAATCTTTTTTTTTAGATAGATTGGTTCGAATGTCTCGTTCATAACGTTTTCGACCAGCTGGTGTAAGAGTTCCGTCTTTGTTCTGGTAACGTCTTACGCCCCATTTCATACCGAGGACGCCGTAATGGGAAAGAGAATCATCGAATGAATGCTTAAGTTTAGTCAAATCATATTCCATATGTTTAGCCCCTAATTCATAACTAGTTATTCTGTCCATTATGCTCATTTTGGAAGTATCAGTATAAGTGAACCCCAACCGCTCATACAATGGACGTGGCTCTTTTAATGCATTCATTTCTACTTTTGAATACCCTGCGTCTTTAGCTTTGGTAAGCAAATCATTGATGATATCGGTCGCATATCCTTTTCCACGCTGACTCTCATCAATCGTGATCCAATCCATATAAGCTGTTTTTGCATTCTTGCTAATTAAACTTAACTCTCCTATCTTTTCTCCTTTGGAATTGTTTAAGGTGTAATTAGCATCTCCACGGCGTCCCATTTGGTCCTTTTCCGATATACCAAGCAAAGCATTTACTATTTTAGTTCCCTTGGATAACGGCTTTACGGGTTCCACAGTTATCAATTCACCTTCTCGAGTTTTTACAGTAAATCTTGATGCTGTCCCGAATATAGATTGCTTTGCGGTATCATTTGCCAGGCGTTGCCGTCCTGCAGGAGTTAGTGAGCCATCTTTATTCTGGTATCGACGCACCCCCCATTTCATTCCGAGGACGCCGTGATGAGATATTGGTAATTGTTTTTGAATATTCAAAAATAGAGTTTTTAGTTTGTTGTAGTCGTCTGGGGATAGATCACTTTCCTCAATAACAGATAAACCAGCGTCGAAATCTATTTTCTCTAATTCTTCGTCTGTTAAAATAGATAAGCGACCTAAAACATATCTAAAAACAGATTCATTCATTTTGTTTTACCTCCTCTTCGATTGTTTTTACAGGATCCGCCGCAACTTGAATTCTCCATTCAAGCTCTGAAATAATTCGGTTCATAGATTCGATTACGGAAGAGCTAAGAGGAGGATCGAATAACAGTTTTACCTTCATATATGTATAAGACTTTACACTTTCCAACCTTTTATTATCCTGGATAAAGTCAGTCCATACATCGGTATCATCTTCGATCGAGAAACCTTCAGAGGGACCAACACCAATCTGGGTTAGAATTGCAAATACAGAATTGATGTGCATGATAAGGTCCGCATCGAAGTGTGTATACTCTTCCACAATTCCAAGCATTTTTTTAATTGATGTTAGTATACTCTCCATAGCGTTTCTCCTTTACTTCTGGATTGTAATAAATTTTTTCATGCAGAATCCTTCAATTCCGGCAGCCGTAAAAACTTTATAGAATTCTTCTGTCGATTCGTTTTCGTCAATCATGAGTTCCGTTTGATAATCAACTTCACAAACAATAGTAGCATCAGTTCTTGGTTCCTCTCGAATATTTAGCTTTTTACAATTTGTAACAAAACCCATTTTTACATCTTCAGAGTTTTGAGACTCTTCGTGTTCCTCGATTCGATAATCATTTTTAAGAAGATTATCTTGATACATTTTTTGCTTTCCTCCTTTTATTTATGTCTCCATGGACATGTATCATTTTTAGTTCGTTCTATCGGTGCTAGAATCAATAGACTTTCGTCGCCATAATGGATTGCATTATGTGTTGAAAGCTTTGTTGAAATTACATTCTCTGGGTCAAAGACGACCGGACTTCGATTTATTAAATCATCGTAAGTAATCGGATTAATATGATGAATAATAATTGGTCCATAAATATTAAAACCTTCTACAGCCAAATCACATCCATTATCTCGAACGATTATCTTATCCCTAAATCTTAACCAATCATCTGAATGATAAAATTCTTGATTGACCCATCTTTGAAAACCAAAAGTTACTTCTCCTACTTTTCCGTTTAACTTTAAATATCGATAACGCTCTTCAAAAGTAGGAAATTTAATTAATTCCGAATATGTCTTAATAGTCATCCGGATCACCTTGCCCACTATAATTTCTCATAGCATCAAGAGCATTCTTATATAATTCCTCTATTCTTTGCACCGACTGTAACGATTGAGTCTTGGCCTCAATCAACTCTTTCTGTTTCATGAGAATTTCTTTTTCGATCTTCTCTTTAGTTGAACCAAGCTTTAAATAATGAGTGATGACCTGAGAAGAAGCAGTGCCGTCTCGCAACTGTTTTTCAGCAAGATCCACAGCCAAGGACACTAACTGATTCTCTCTGGCTTCTGGAGATAAAGCCGGTCTCATTTTTCTCGAAGATTCTGAAGAGGTTACAGCCTTAGCTTTCTTCATCCTTACTGCCTCCTCTCGTTTAATATTTACTGAATTATTGTCATGTTTTGCTTGGAATTTACTGAGTTCATTAATACTTCTACAGCACTTAACAGAGCCCATAAGGCTAACCTAAAATCCTTTGAAAGGAGAAAAGAAAGATAATATAAATGGTTAAACCTTATGAGCCCTGTTAAGCACTGTAAAAGTATGAGAATGATACCCAAAAATACCCTCCGGAGATTTTTTTAGGGCCGGCGCGATGACGGAGGGGGTGCAGTTTTAGCGACACCCCCCTATATCATCCACCATCGAGAGTCATAACCGTTTTTGTTTAGAAAATTATCTAGAAAAATCTCTTTTTCACAAGAATAGCTTCCTTTCATCTATTAAATAGTAAATTGGCTACATTTAGGTATGGGTATCTTGCCTTGTGACCTTCTTGTAGATGTTTCTGAAATCGTATTTAATGATTTCATCAATTGCTCTTTCGATTTCCAATTCGTTTTCTTCTTCTGACAATTGATCTGAAGTTCGAGCAATTCTTCCTAAGTAAGCACAAGAATCATAACCTTTTTCCACATCGAACAAAAACCAAGAAGTGAACTGTTCGAATGGGTCGTAAGGGTTATCAAACGTTGTTAACATACATCTTCGCATAAACAGATCACTCCTTTCCTTTTAAGTATTTAGATACGGTGGTTGTTGAAATCCCAAGAGCATCAGCAATTTCGGCAGTGCTGTAACCAGAAGCGTTCATAGAAGAAATTTTGTTAATCTTAGCTGTGCTCAATGAGGTCGTATTTTTTGGTGTAGCTCGTTGTCTAAGATCGTCAATGTCCGCGTTATTTAGGATCTGCATGAGTTTGTTCTCGCTGATGGCTCCTGCCTGGATGGCTTCCCATTCACGATCAGTAATCTTTATGGTCTCTCTCTTGGCTCCGACAGCGGCACGTGCTTTAGTTAACTCTTGTTGACTGAGTTTCTTTATTTCGCCGGGCTTCATGTCGGGGTTAGTCTGTTTTTTAGCATTGACGGAGGCATTAGCTATCACCTGGGCCTGCCGCTCGCGAGGGGCGTTCTTAAGGGCTACGTTAAGCTTAGCCAATAGGGAGTCCACCTCTGCTTGATAAGTAGCCTTTGCTGAAGAAGAGTAAGCAATTTTACCAGTAGTAACCATCTCTTTACGGGCCTGGTTTGCCAGTGACTTCATCTTATTAGCATACTCGGCATAAGCTCTTTCAGCCGGAGTGTTAGCATCTGACACAAGAGTAAAAGCATCGTCAGTCTCTGCCATTTTAGTGGATTTCTGAGTCCTAACACGGGTCTTTCCAGTCTTTGGGTCTGTGTATTCCTCATAGACCTCTTTGTAAATCAGTTTACCAGTTTCCTTATCAATGATTGGGCTGCCTTTTCTCTTTAAAACAGAAGTTTCCGATTTTGCTCTCGAGATTAAAGTAGACGCTCCTTCACTGTATCGGCCCTCTTCGTCATAGGTACCTTGGTATTTTTTCTTAAGAGACGCGATACCATTGTCGAGTTCGCTTTGTTTATAGTCTAATTTATGTTTTTCAGCATCGATGACTACCATACTATGACGAACGGCTCTTGCTAATTCGTCTTGAGTCGCTCCTTTTAGAGTCATATCTGTAATCAGATTACTAATTTTACCCATCTCCGTCTGGGTGTTTTTCATTAGTTTAAAAGTTCCTTCTTTTTTACCACCATACTCTAATATTGGATCAAATCCCTCAAGACCTTTTAATGGTGGAGTAGATGTTATTTTAACTTTACCTCCAGTAGGTATAACCATAACCGTATCGCCGTCGAAATCAGCTCCCGATAAACGGGCAGCAACTTTACTGTTAATTCCGATAGCATCTACTGGAGCGTTTCCCAAAATCCTACGAGCTTCAGCATGTTTATTATTAACGGTTAGGATTGGAATCTCAAACGTTCCACCATGAGGAAATCGTACAAGTACTACTTGTTCGCCATTTTTATAGTTAGGAGCATATACTTCATTATCTTTCATAGACGTAATAGGTAATATTACCTGATACTTTTGTCTTGGTAAAGCCGCTGCCTGTAAATGTATAGCGGCGGCATCGCAGTCGTCGGAAAAAGACTTTAATAGCACTTTTTTAACTGTCGGATTCGTTAGCGACATGATCTCATCAAATTCTGCTTGTTTATCAGCCGATGCCAAATTAAGTTGTTTTTTTATCAAAGTTATACTTTGTTTAGAAAGAAACTGGGAGGGTAAATTTTTACTCCATTCGCCCCAGTCTCCTTCTTCAGCTCTCTTATTAATAAGCGATAGTTGACGTTTTCCATCCTTGTCAATGTAATAGCTTTGACCTCCTGCTTTAATCAAAGAACCGAAAGGATTATCAGGATCATTTGTAATATTTTTAAATACGTTCTCTTTAGGGGTTCCTAGTTTTTTATTGGTATTAAAAACGATATCAACTCCATCTGGTATATTGTCAGAGTATACAGCCATTCCTTTCATGTATTTATTGTTGTCTACCAGAATACGAACTTGTGCGTAATGGGATTCTCCTAAAGAAAGATCATCTACTCCTCTTCGAATCTCAATTAAACCGTCTTTGTCTATCCCGCCTTCTTCCGCGTAACGGATTTTAATACGTTTAGAATCCATACTTTTTGGATAAACAAAAGTGTCGAAAGTATCGCCACCATCATGAGAGACGTAGTCTCTAAGAGAATGAACTTTGCTAAAATCGTATATCTCTTTATGTTCAGTTCCGGGAGGGCATAGGACTTGAATATTGGTTTGTTTTCCGGGATTAGTTACTTGGGGAACTCCTCCTCCATAAACCTTATAACCTTCCATCTCCAAAATATAAAGAGCCTGTTTCATTTTTTCTTTAGAGATTCCTAATTCACGCTCAACACCAACACCAACGTCGATCATACCTTTTTCATCAACTTGTTTCTTTAAAAATTCGGCAGTTTTTCTAGCTTGATTCATGCGAGCTTCAGCATCTTCGTTAAGAAGGGAGCGAATCGACGAGTCGTTTTTATAACCCATCTTTTCTGCAATTTGATTAAGAGAATATCCCTTCTCTCTTAAACTTTTAGCCGTGGCAACTTCGAGAGATCTTCTTTCATCTTTTGCTAATCCGACTTGTGTTCTGAGCTGAGTAGTTGTTAAACCCATGTATTCTGCTATTTCTTTCTCGCTCATACCGGATTTTTTTAATTCATTTACTCTGCTGAGAAAATCACCGCTACGCTGATACGGGTTTTTACCTGAACCCCAAGGATAACGTCCAGAACGTCTCGGTATACCGTAATGTTTTAAAATATCTTCCGCAATGGGATTCATGTTTTAACCCTCCTGTTCTTTGATTTTATTGATTATTTTATCAAAGGTAATAATCTTATCCATGATTATTTCAATATCCTCTGCTGTAGGTTTATGGTGTAAGATTTCATCAGACTGATAAATTCTCAATTCTATGTCAATATCCGAAGGTTTAATTCTGTATTCTAAACAAAAAAGAGCAGCATATATTTCAAGCTGTTCCATTCGTGCGGGGATAACGCCTGATTTATAGTCGTGAATCCTTAACAAATTATTTCGAAAACAAATTGCATCAGCTGTTCCAAAACAGTTCTCGGAATAGAATAAAGGTTGTTCAACTGTCATTCTAAAACCGATTGCATCATTCACATACATGTTTAAGGTTTTTCTTGACTTCGGTAATTTTTGTCCAAGTCTAATGCATTGAGCTGCAAAGTCGTGTAACATCGTACCTCTTTGTGCTGCTGTAAATTTCGAATATGCTTCAATTAGTTTAGTTTCATCGTAATTAATCCAATGATATTTACTAGCACCAAGAAACGCATGTTGTCCCTCAAGATTTAAATGCTTGTTGAAGTTCATGTAATACCTCCTCTTTATTCTCCGGATATATAAATCTTGAGAATGACATCTCATCCATAAGACCAACATAATATTCTTGATTTGGCTGCTTCTTAGCACCAGCGCGCTTTTTACATTCTAGGGAAGCCCACTTATTTTTATATAAAATAAGCAAGTCTGGAATTCCCTGAATTTGATCCATTTTAAAAACCATACATCCCGGAAATAAGTCTTTAAGATTTTCAACAAGTCGATCTTGAAAACCACTTTCCAGTTTAGAACATCTTGACACAAGCAGGCCTCCTTCTTTTAAAAATTAAAAATATGCAAACACAAAAGAGAAAGTAACGCCGGTCGCGTTATAACCCTTTCTCTTCATAAAAGAGCATGTTTTTTTCGCGAAGCTAAAAAATAACCAAATAAAAATAAGAGTCCATTAAAAAATTTATTGACATTTAAACTTATTTGTGGTAATGAATTTTTATTGTAAAATAACAGCTTTTTATGCTTGTGGTCAAAAGCCCACTTTTTTTCGTTAATTATATATATATATTAAACTTTTTATCACAATTAAATAAGAGAAAAAAGTGGGAAAGTGGGCAGAAAACCCGCAAACCCGCATGAATACGGGGTTTTCCCAAGCCCACTTTTGTTTTTAAAAGTGGGCAGAAAGTGGGCAAATGGCCACTTTTTCTCCCAAAATCGTCCGAAAACGCTTCAAAATTCTAACCAAAAGTGGGCATAAACTTCACAAAACTGGCCAAAAACCAATTTTCCCAAAATAAAAGTGGGCAGAATTTTTTTAGCTTATTTTAAAGGTTGTACATATTTTAAAGGTTCACGGACGAATTTTGCAAAAAGAAGAGCCCTTGTTTAGGACTCCTCCTTTTTTGTTTTAATACTTTTTTTAATAAATAAAAAACTAATAACAGCTATTACACCCGAAACGCAACCAACTGTAAAATATTTTTTTTTAGTAAAATTAGATCCTGTTTGGTAATCCAACGACAGGGCCTCGATTAAGTTATCTCTAGCTGTACCAACTATTTTAGTACCATCAAAATTTCTACAATCAAAATCCACCGCTGCTTCCGCTAGGTCTCTAAATTTACTACCGTCTAAGTTGCTTGCAAATTTTCTAAATTTTTTCTCTGTCATTTTCTTTTCTCCTTTCGAAAATATAGTTTCCATAAAAGGAGGTGTAAAAAAAACGCGCAAAAAGAAAAGAGGTTTTAAACCCTCTTTTCATTTGTTTGGAGATATTCATTATATTTTCCTTCTAATAAAGCCATCGTTTCATTCAAACTGTTTAGTCCATAGAAATTAGTTAAATCAATCATTTGTTTAATGTTCAGGTTTTTCTTTAGATATTCTCCATCCGAGTTTTCATATCTCGAATAGGTACCTTGATCCACACCTAAAACTTTTGCAATCTTACTTTGACTAATTCCAACATGTTCCCTCAATTCTTTTAGATTATTGATAACTTTTCTTGTTAAATTATTCATAATAATTCACTCCTTTCATAAAAGGAGGTGTAAATTTAGCGTATACTACATAAAAATAACCCACATCTCATTCTCATCATTTAAGATAAGTAACAAAACATGGGTTATAAATATGCGATTTACTAATTAGCTGTTGTTTCTCAGATACCGAATCACAATCCAAACAAGCCACAACCCACCCGTACAAATCGTAAGAACAAAATCAAAAATAAGACCGACAGTGCTACGCTTTCTCGTACCTCTGTTCATATTTTTATCTTCTTTCGACAAATATAATAAGAGAAATGAAAAGATTATTAAGCAAGACAAAATTACTATTTCAATCACCTCCAATTTTTCAATTTGCATCTCTCATGAAATAAATTTATAAATCTCGCTAAGGCCAGAATACTTTTTGTCACCTTTTACAAGCGTAGGCGCCTGCATAATACCAAGTCTCTTTACAAGCTCCACATTATCCTCGGCTAATATCTTTTTGAAAGTTATATTGGCTTCTTTTAAAATTTTCTCGGCCTGTTTACAATTTGGACAAGTACTGGTAGTAACAAGGATTAATTCCTTGTTAGTTTTATTAACATTGTACGTACGACGGTCTTCAAACTCCTGCACCTTTCCGTCATTCCAATTCTGTACAGGGCGATAGTAGCCGGTAATACGGCTGTATATTTCAGTGCCCTCACCACAAACCGGACAAGACTTTACTTCTCCGGCTAAATATCCATGGTTCTTACAAATAGAATAAGTAGGGGAGAGGGTATAGTAAGGAAGCTTGTAGTTTTCGGCAATTTTACGAACCAGATTAGCAGCCGATTTCCAATCAGGAAGTTTCTCACCAAGAAAAGCATGAAATACGGTTCCGGACGTATACAGTGTTTGAAGTTCATCTTGAATATCAAGAGCCTCAAAAATATCATCAGTATAGCCTACAGGCAGATGGCTCGAATTGGTGTAATACGGAGTCCCGTTTTCATTCGCAGTGATTATGTCTGGATATAACTTCTTATCATGCTTAGCAAAACGGTATGCTGTAGACTCGGCAGGTGTAGCCTCCAGATTGTAAAGATCACCATAAAACACCTGGTAATCGCTTAGGCGCTCTCTCATATGATTCAGGACATCCTTAGCAAACTGCTGCACCTCAGGAGTAGACAAATCTTTATGCAGCCATTTAGCATTAAGTCCCGCTTCGTTCATACCAACAAGACCAATGGTAGAGAAATGGTTATCAAATGTTCCCAAATATCGCTTAGTATATGGATACAGACCAGCATCCAAAAGCTTAGTAATAAATGTCCGTTTAACCTTAAGAGAACGAGCGGAAATATCCATCAATTTATTAAGCTTAACATAAAAATCCTGTTCGTCCGTAGCCAGATAAGCAATTCTCGGAAGATTAATTGTCACTACTCCAACTGAGCCTGTAGATTCACCAGAACCAAAGAATCCTCCAGATTTCTTACGAAGCTCTCTCAGGTCAAGTCTAAGCCGACAGCACATGGAACGTACGTCGCTCGGCTTCATGTCTGAATTAATATAATTAGAGAAATATGGAGTACCGTACTTTGCTGTCATTTCAAACAGAAGTTTATTGTTTTCCGTCTCACCCCAGTTGAAATTTTTTGTAATAGAATAGGTTGGAATAGGATATTGGAACCCGCGTCCGTTGGCGTCGCCTTCAATCATAATTTCAATAAAGGCTTTATTAACCATATCCATTTCCTTCTGACAATCGCCATAGGTGAAGTCCATTTCTTTTCCGCCGACGATAGCCGGGAGATTAGCCAAATCATCTGGAACAGTCCAATCAAGAGTAATATTACAAAACGGAGCCTGCGTACCCCAACGGGAAGGAGTATTCAATCCAAATATAAATGACTGTATACATTGTTTAATTTCTTTCTGTGACAGATTATCCACCTTTACGAAAGGTGCTAAATATGTGTCAAAGGACGAAAATGCCTGAGCCCCAGCCCATTCGTTCTGCATAATACCTATAAAATTAACCATCTGGTTACAAAGCGTTGAAAGATGGCTTGCAGGAGTAGAAGTAATTTTTCCGGCTACTCCACCAAGTCCTTCCTGAATAAGTTGTTTCAAGCTCCAACCGGCGCAATATCCGGTCAGCATCGATAAGTCATGCAAATGAATCGCGGCACTTCGATGTGCGTTGGCAATCTCGCGGTCATAAACATTTGATAACCAATAGTTTGCGGTTACTGCGCCTGAATTAGAGAGAATAAGACCTCCGACAGAGTAGGTAACAGTGGAGTTCTCTTTTACGCGCCAATCATTAAAACTAATATAGTTATCAACCAAATCTGTATAATTCAAAATGTGTTCATCGTTTATCATAGAGTCAAATTTCCTTTCTTAGATATATTTTAAGAAAAAGAAAGAGTCCTTGTTTAGGACTCAGTCTCTCTTACCTTTATTAAATTTGGATTTGATTCTTTCTTTTATCTTTTCTTGATTACTTAGAACAAGACTTCCACCGATAAGAACTGCATAAACTGCTACATTAAGTAGAATTATTTCCTTTCTGTACATTTTATTAAATTCTTTTCTCGGTTCAACCACCATTGTTTTATAATCTTGAAACATTTCTTTCATCATATTTGTGTCCTCCTTTTTAATATTGGTTTCCATAATAGGAGGTGTAAAATTCGCGTACAATATCATTTTTTTTTATCGTAATCGGTCAATTCTTTTGGAGTTGCCCAAACAATATTACCACTCTATCTTGTTTCATTTTATAACACCTCTCTCTTCGTTAAATATTTTAGAAAAAGAAAGAAAAAAAAAAGAGTCGTTGTTTAACGACTCCTTCTTCTGGTTTTATTTTGTATAGATTCTTTTACACTTGCTGCTTTTGTTGCTATCATTTGTCTAACTTCTGGTATGGATAACGTTGCTACCACCACGCTTGCGGCGGGAACAATTATTTGTCCAATCCAAAGTCTTACCTCGCGACTAGCTTCAATTTGCTTATAAGTCATAATAATAAACCTCCTATCAAAATATAGTCTTCCATAAAAGGAGGTGTAAATTTAGCGTACAATATCATTTTTTATCGTATTCAGACCATTCTTTTTCAGTGGCCCACATAACATTACCATATTCTTCTATATATCTTGCTGTATAAGTAGAACCTAATTTAGTAGTAAATTTCGATTCTGGATTATTTTTTATTGACTCCTTCATTAATGAGCTAAGTTTTTTAAAATATTCTTTTTCATATTTTGAGTATTCAGGAGAGTCCTGCCAATTATCATAACCTTCAAAAACTTTACTCCATTTTTTATTAAAATCATCTAACCATTTACCATTTATACGCTTTGCGGCATAATCATTACCTTCAACCCATAATTTAATATTTCGTTTAGTAATTTGTTTTTTAGCTTCTTTTTTGTCCCTTTTTTTACCAGCCTCAGTCAGCGTTCCATCTGGATTTTGGTAACGACGAACGCCCCACTTCATTCCTAATACACCGTAATGTTTCAAATAATCACTCATAATATAACCCTCCATTTTTAACATCGATAATTCTTTGATTACTACTACCGTACATCTTCCCTGAAACTATTTTATCCTGTTCAAATTTTCCATCGACGATATAATCAGCCATCTGTGCAAGCTGAGTATTTTTAATTTCCTCATAATCAAATCCCGTGTAAATCCATACATCCAAATGCTCGGGTAGAAGTTTTAAGAGGGAGACACATTCCTCTTGTTGATAGAATGGATCTCCCCCTGATAAAGTAACTCCGTCGATATGCTTATGTCTTTTAATATCTTCAGCTAATTCCTCTGGTGTGATTTCTTCACCTCTGTTAAAATCCCAGGTTTCCGGGTTTTGACAACCAATGCAATGATGTGCACACCCTTGGCAAAATATCACATAACGGACACCATAGCCGTTAACTAGTGAACAGGATAAGGTTCCTGCTATTCGTATGGTAACGACCTCCTTATGTAATCCAATTCTCCTTAGCAAAGAACAATGGGAGTCCAATCATCAAAGCAAATATAAAAAAGGTGCCGTCATATTCAATGAGAATACTCAGAGCACCAATTATAACAAGCAAGAGAGCATATAACTTATTTTTCAGTAGTTTCTGCTTCCACATTTTTATCCTCCTTTAAATATCATCTGTTTTTCTGTTGACGCTAAGCTCGGAATCAAATCCGTCCGGATAACGATCCTTGAGTTTATTAATGTTCATTTGAAAAATGGTTTCCAAGTCATAGCCAATTGCATCCGCACTAATAGCAAGATACCATGCGATATCTCCAAGTTCCTTTGCAATATGTTCTTCATTAAGAGTATGACCTTGAAAGAGATGTTTCTTTATCAGGTCAATACATTCACCGGCTTCACCATTAAGACCCATTATTCCGTTTTGAAGCTGCTCCATCTGTGTAAGAGCCGGATTAGCGGTTCGCAAAGCGGCTACTTGATATTCATTAATTGTCATAATTAACTTTCCTCCTTTGATACACTACATGTAATAATTTCGCTCCACGGAAGCCCTTCAATCCACTTGCAGAATTCTTTCCACTCATCAAGCTTATGGTTTTTACGGTATTGATAGATATTAGCCAGCACTTCGTAATTCAGCATGACAGTACGCTTCTGATTATAAGAAGAGGGGAGAAGCTGAATCATCTGCCACCAGTAGTCTTTTTTATTACGACCTTCGTACTCTGGATTAGAGTCGTCGTACTCCAAATATAAATCTCTAGCCTCGTTCAAGGTTTTTACTGTAAAACCGAGACATTTAAAAGACGCAGGGAGTAAGTGGTCAGTGCTGAAATCAGACATTTTAAATCTCTTAGCATGAATTTTATGCATAGTAGAACAGGAGTTGGCAACCGTACCCACTTTATAAGTGTCAAATTCTTTCCACCAATATAGAGGCGCAGTAATATCAACGTAGACAGTAATCATTCTGCGGAACTTGGCATGAACAGGACCACCTTTAACAAGCTTCATCATAAGCTCATGGTCATTATTACCGACCTGAAAAGAGTGGTCGTATGTATACCCGCAGTCATATGCCGCACAGTTGAAACAGCCAATTCCATCATCGCCGCCCTTACAAATACCGCTGTCGGATTTATCCCAGCTATTCATTGGGTTCCTCATCCCACGGATAGCATGCTCAAAACCGGTAACCTCTGCTTTTTCAATTAGAATCATTGTTCTACTCCTTTCAAGGTTTCCAATAAATATTCTTTTATAACTTCCGCATGACATCTCTTAGGAGCACACCAACAAAAGAGATTTAGTTTTCCATATTTAAGAAGTATGTCATTTAGAATGGAAAGTTCAGCTTGCATAGCGGAATCGTAAAGTTCATTATAGAACCATTTTTTGTATAATTCACAAACCTTATCTCGCTCGGATTCGTTCTTCATTTTAAACCGATTCCCGAACCATGAACTTCTATCCACTTTAACGTCCCAAGGGTGTATTGGTTTTTCTGTTCTTAGGTTCTTTATAGAAATATTAATCATAACATCCCTCCTTTAAAATAAGAAAGAGTCTAAGTTTCCCTAGACCCTATCTCAAGTTAACAAATATTAAAGTTTAATAGCTTTTCTTTCGTTATACTCGACTTCATC